TGGAGAAGTGGTCACCAGTTCTTAACCACGAATCTCTTCCAGAAATTAAAGATAACTACCGTAAAGAAGTTACGGCAGTTCTTCTTGAGAACCAAGAACGTGAAATGGGTAAGCAAGCTGATATGATCACCGAGGCATCAGGTGCTCCTACCAACAATGCAGCTGCATATCCTAACACAGGCGGTATGGCTAAATTTGACCCAGTATTGATTTCACTGGTTCGTCGTGCTATGCCACAACTTATCGCTTATGACGTTGCTGGCGTTCAGCCAATGACTCAGCCTACTGGCTTGATCTTCGCAATGAAGTCACGCTATGGCACAATGGGCGGTACAGAAGCTCTTTACAACGAAGCTGATTCTGATTTCTCAGGTGAAGGTGCTCATCAGGGTTCTAACCCAGTTAGCGGTACTTACACAACTGGTGAAGCTACATCTACGGGCGAGGGCGAGGCTCTTGGTTCAGGTGCTTCACTTGCTGGTGCTTTCAATCAGATGGCTTTCTCTATCGAGCGTACAAGCGTAACAGCTAAGACACGTGCTCTTAAAGCTGAATACTCGATCGAACTTGCTCAGGACATGAAGAGTGTTCATGGTCTTGACGCAGAAGCTGAACTCAGCAACATTCTTTCTGCTGAGATTCTTGCTGAGATCAACCGTGAAGTTATCCGTACAATCTACACAACTGCTAAAAACGGTGCAGTAGCTGGTACGACTACTTCAGGTACTTTCGATCTTGACACCGACTCAAATGGTCGTTGGTCAGTTGAGAAGTTCAAAGGTCTCTTGTTCCAAATCGAGCGTGAAGCTAATGTGATTGCTCAGCAAACACGTCGTGGTCGTGGTAACTTCATTATCACTTCTTCAGACGTTGCTTCTGCTCTAGCAATGGCTGGCGTACTTGACTACGCTCCTGCTCTCAGCACAAACTTGAACGTTGACGAGTCATCAACAACTTTTGCTGGTGTTCTTAACGGTAAGTACAAAGTTTATGTTGATCCATATTCAAGCAATGCTAACGATGCTAACCAATTCTTCTGTGTTGGTTACAAAGGTACATCTGCTTTTGATGCTGGTATTTTCTACTGCCCATACGTTCCTCTCCAGCAGGTTCGTGCAGTTGATCCTAACACCTTCCAGCCTAAGATTGGATTCAAGACTCGTTACGGTCTTGTTGCTAATCCTTTCGTTGAGCTTGATGGTTCTGGTGGACTAACAGCAGACGAGAACTACTACTACAGAATGGTTAAAGTTACAAACTTAATGTAATTTTAATCATATGGTTTTGTCAATAAAGTGAACTGATTTTTATTGATGAAGCCGACGTAGAAGCGGTACTTTGAGGAGGATCTTCGGATCCTCCTTTTTTATTTGCCTAAATATTAAAAACATTTATGGAGTAAACATGGCAGGAACTCTAGCTTGTCCCGTACCTTCTAATATAAATCCTCTTTCACCTAATGGATTTAGATTTAGTATTCAAAAGGCACCAACTGTAACATATTTTTGTCAGGAGGTTAATCTTCCTGGGATAACTATTGGTTCGCCAGAAATGAATACTCCATTTTCAGTACAACCTCTTCCTGGAGAAATGCTAACGTACGATACATTGAATGTTAGATTTCTAATTGATGAAAGTATGGCAAACTACATCCAAGTGCATAACTGGCTGATTGCCCTTGGATTCCCAGAAAACTACGATCAATACATATCATTTAATTCTGATGATGATAGGCAACTATTAAACGATCTAGCTAAAAACTATTCAGATGCATCTTTGGAAATACTTGGATCTAACAACGTTGCAGTTCAAACAGTTCAGTTTCATGATGTCTTTCCGCTCTCAATAACCACTTTACAGTTTCAAGCTACGAATAGTGATGTTCAGTATCTTGTAGGAGATGTAATTTTTAGATATGCAAGATATAAATTTTTATAAAAAATAAAATTTATAGTATAATATAATGGGAAATAAATTGGAGATATTATGAAACTTGAAGATATGCAAAAAATGTGGGAAGAAGATTCTAGGATTGACGACGATCACTTAGGTGAAGAATCTACAAAGACCCCAAACCTCCACGCCAAATACATTCAGTATTTAATAGATAACAAACTACGTTTATCTAAAGTTAAACACGAATATAATATACTTAGAAAAACTAAGTTTAGATATTATCGTGGCGAACTATCCAGACAAGAACTTGAAAGACTTGGCTGGGATCAGTGGCAAGGTGTTAAGCCATTAAAGAACGAGATGGACGAGTTCTTATCTGGCGACGATGACCTCAACAACTTAGATATCAAAGTAGAATATCTTAACTCTATTATATATTTCCTAGAGTCTGTTATGACGCAGATAAAATCTAGAGACTTTCAAATATCCAATGGTATTAAATGGAAACAGTTCCTAGTAGGAATGTAATGGATATAATAGAAGATTATAAAGAACAACATAAAGACCCTCAAAGATATTGGGGAGCTTCTTTCAATAGGCATGGTAAACTTTTACAACCAGAAATTAGAAAGCGTAAAATACAATCTATCTTAGATTTTGGTTCTGGCAAAGGTAAACAATACACCTCTAGAAATTTACACGAGTTATACCTATGGGGTATAATGCCTTCCTTATATGATCCTGCGGTAGAAGGTATAGATGTTGTTCCTTCTGGAACATTTGACGCAGTAATAAATACCGATGTATTAGAACATATCGAGGAAGAACAATTAGATAGTGTTTTAGAACTTATATATAAAAAAGCAAACAAGTTCGCATACCACGGAATAGCCAATTGGGCAACAGGAAGATATTTGGCTGATGGTAGGGACGTCCATCTTATCCAAAAAGATATAGATTGGTGGGTAAACAAAATAAAACCATATGCTACAGTTCCAACATTAGTTTGGGTAGCAACTAGAAAGGGAATGTCAGGTAATGGCATAGTTTTAATTGAATGATATATGTTGAAAAGATTAGTGAAGTACATTTAAGAGTATTTGCAGAGCCTGCAGTTGAAAAAAACCTTTCGGACTTTTTTAAGTTTAGAGTTCCTGGGTATCAGTTTACACCACAATATAAAGCGAGGTTATGGGATGGATGGATTAGACTCTATGATTTGCACCGAAAAACATTATACGCAGGATTATACAATTACTTGCTTCAGTTCGCTGAGCGTAATCACGAGAAAGTCCAGTTCGTTCCAAACGATGATTTTAAGACTGCTGTCAGAACGCACAATATTACAGAAGAGCAAATCACAGAATTTCTCAGTCTCATTAATCCGCACAGCAAAGGGAACCAGATTGAGGTTCGAGAATACCAGACAGATGCAATATTACGATCATTAAACGACGAACGTATTTTATTACTATCGCCCACCGCTTCTGGTAAATCATTAATAATATATTCTTTAATACGTTGGCATTTAACTGCTAAACGAAAGTCAATAGTTATCGTACCAACTACTTCTCTGGTAGAACAGATGTATTCTGACTTTCAAGATTATTCTTCTAACGATAATACCTTTAGTGCTGAACACCAATGTCAAAAACTATACTCTGGGTTTACTCGTGAGTTTAGTAAAGACGTATTAATTACTACTTGGCAATCTATCTACAAACAACCAAAGTCTTGGTTTGATCAGTTTGATGTTATCTTTGGTGATGAAGCTCACCAGTTTAAAGCCAAGTCGTTAACTACGGTAATGGAAAAGATGCAAAATATTCGTTATCGTATAGGTACTACTGGAACATTAGACGGTAAACAAGTTCACAAATTAGTATTAGAAGGTTTGTTTGGACCTGTTCATAAAGTTACTACAACTAAAGAACTTATGGATAGCAACCATTTAGCGACCCTAAATATACAGTGTATACTATTAAAATATGATGAACAAACTCGCAAAGCAAGAAAGAATAATACTTACCAAGAAGAAATGGATTGGTTAGTATTAAATGATACTAGAAATAAATTTATTAGAAATTTGGCTCTAGCGTCAAAAGGAAATACTTTAGTTCTTTTTCAGTATGTTGAAAAACACGGAAAGGAACTATACGGACAGATTCTTCAAAAAGCGAAAGAAGGTAGAAAAGTATTTTTTGTATACGGTGGAACTGATACTGAACAACGTGAGAACATCAGACATATAACTGATGAAGAAAACGATGCTATTATCGTAGCTTCTTATGGGACGTTTAGTACAGGCATAAATATTCCATCACTAGAGAATATTATATTTGCTTCTCCAACGAAAAGTAAAATTAGAAACTTACAATCGATAGGAAGAGGATTGAGATTGAAAAATGGAAAAACTGAGTGTAACCTTTATGATATTGCAGATGATTTGCACTGGAAGTCATGGAAGAATCATACTTTGAATCATTTCTTAGAGCGTGTAAAAACGTATTCTGAAGAAAAGTTCAAATACAAAGTAGCGGAGGTAAATCTATGACTGAAAGATACGTAGTACTAAAATTAGTTTCTGGCGAACAAGTACTAGCAAAGTACGATGGGGAAACAACTACCACAGTTAGTTTTAAAGACCCCATGTTAATAAAATTATATCCAACGGTAAATCCTATTACCAAACAGCCAGCAGAAAATGTTACCATAACACCATGGTCATCGTTCGTAGAAACCAAAGAATTTTGTTTAGAAAAGACACAAATTATCTTTGTTAAGAATATGAATGAGCTTGTAGCCAAACAATATCTTAAATTATTAAATGAATATGAAAAAGTTGTACCTGTTAGAGAAAATGCAGATGGTTACCTAGAAGTAATAGAAGAAGAGGAAGATGAATACGAAGATACGTATGACACAGTAGAAGAAATTTCTAGGAAACTAAATGAAATGGCTAGAGAAAGGTATGAAGAAGAGGTAGATGCAAAGATAGAAGAGCTAGAAGAAAAGTGGAAAGTAACGTTTGTTAAAGGTAATGAAACTATTAATTAGATATTCCCTTAACCCCACCACACCATTATTATGCCTGTTTTTAAAATTAAAATAAAGTATTTTTTATTGGAAACAAGAAAAACAATTTGTTATTAAACTACTTTTGCGGTATACTATCTACTAGTATAAAAATGATTGGAGTATTAAGTGGCGAAACATTACGTAAACAATGCAGACTTTTTGGAGTCTATAAAAGAATATAGATCCAAAGTACAAGAAGCAAAAGAAAAAGATCTACCAAAACCTCAAGTAAATAATTATATCGGTGAATGTATCCTTAAGATAGCAAACCATTTATCATATAAACCAAATTTTATCAACTACTCATATAGAGATGAGATGATATCAGATGGTATTGAAAACTGTTTACAGTATATAGATAACTTTGATCCTGCTAAATCTTCTAATCCATTTTCATATTTTACTCAGATAATATATTACGCTTTTCTTCGTAGGATTCAAAGAGAAAAGAAGCAGTCTTACATAAAAAATCAGCTGATACAAGAGTTACCGTTTGATTCTTTTGAAGTAGATGGTGATGCGGATAATGCTGATCTACATAATGCGTATATAGAGTTTATTCAAAGAAACAATAACTTTGACGACTCCTTCATCAAATTAAAAGAAAAGAAAAAACCAAAGAAAACTCCTTCCCTTGATGACTTTATGAAAGACTAATATGAAGTTTGCTATCCTCGGCGACACTCATTTTGGTATGAGGAATGACAGCAATCGTTTTCATTCTTACTGTGAAAAATTTTACGATAATGTATTTTTTCCATACCTCAAAGAACATAACATAAGCACAGTTGTTCAGCTGGGCGATCTGTTCGATCGTAGAAAATATATTAACTTTCTATCATTGAATAGAGCAAAAAAATATTTTTTCAATCCACTCAAAGACAATAATATTCACCTACATACACTGTTAGGTAATCATGATATTTTTTGGAGAGAATCCTTAGAAGTTAATTCTACTGGCTTGGTTTTGGGTGAGTATAATAATGTTACTTTACATAGTAAGCCAAACACAATTAACCTTGGGGCAGTTACTATTGATATGATTCCTTGGATGTGTGATGAGAACTATGATGAAGTTGTCGAGTATATTCAAAATTCTAAATCAGATTTATGCGCTGGACATTTTGAGATAGCTGGGTTTGCTATGTATCGTGGTATGGAAAGTCATGACGGTATAAGTAAAAATCTATTTTCAAATTATCATACAACATTAAGTGGTCATTATCACACGAAGTCTTCTCAAGATAATATAACTTATGTGGGTACGCCAATGGAAATAACATGGCAAGATTATAATGACCCCAAAGGTTTTCACATCTTTGATGATCAAACTATGACTTTGGAGTTTGTGAAAAATCCATATCGCATATTTGAGAAGATAATTTATAATGATAACGAAGAAAATGTAGCATATATTGATAACTTAGATGTTAACAACTTTGTTGAGAAATATATAAAACTTATTGTGGTTGAGAAAAACAATCATCATAAATTTGACTCTTTATTAAATTCGTTATATAATAGCGATATCTATGAACTGAAAATTATAGAAGATTATTCTGAGTTTGAAACGGGGATAGTTGAGGAAACTATTAACTTAGAAAATACGTTAGACGTTTTAGATAACTACGTAGATTCTGTTGACACAACATCAGATAAACAAAAAATAAAATCTTTTATGCGAGAGTTATATCTTGAAGCTACTAATCTAGAAATAGTATGATAATCTTTAAATCTGTGAGTTGGAAGAATTTTCTATCAACAGGAAATTCAGAAAATAAAATTATTCTTAACAATCACAAGTCTACTCTAGTAGTAGGTAAAAACGGTGAGGGTAAGTCTACTGTGCTAGACGCTCTATGCTTTGGTTTGTTCGGTAGACCGTTTAGAGATGTTAAGAAAAACCAACTAATTAATAGTGTTAATCAAAAAGGAACTTTAGTAACAATAGAGTTTTCTGTTGGTAGTGTGCCATATAAAGTTGTGCGTGGTATAAAGCCAAACGTTTTTGAGATATATAAACACGATCAGTTATTACAAAAAGACGCAGCACTAAAAGATTATCAAAATACTTTAGAACAACAAATACTAAAATTAAATTATAAATCTTTCACTCAGGTAGTTATCCTAGGCAGCGCATCTTTTATTCCTTTTATGCAACTGCCGCCCAACGTTCGTAGGGAAGTTATCGAAGATATTTTAGATATAAGAATATTTTCTACCATGAATCAACTATTGAAAGAAAAGGTTGTTTCAACTAAAGATGAACTACTTTCTATAGAGCAAGATATCAGATTACTAAAGGGTAAGATAGAATCTCAAAAAGAAATTATATTGAAGATATCGCAGGCAAAGAAAGATAGTGTAGTTGCTATTGATAAGAAGATAGTAGATAATAATGCTGAGATATCAAGACTAAATTCTTCAGTAACAACTTTGACTGAGCAAGTTAAGGTCTTACAAGAAAAGATACAAGATAACGATGCGGTTCTAGAAAATATTGATCAAGCAAAAAGTTTGATTAGTAAAAAAACTCATAGCAATAAAGATATCGGTAATACGTTAAACTTCTTTGAAACCAATGACAACTGCCCAAGCTGTGCTCAGTCTATACCTACTGATCATAAATCTAGTATGGTAAATAAACTTAAAGAAGATCAGCAAAAAAATATTTCTGCGCTAGATTCTTTGAACGTTGCGTTAGATAAGTTGTCTTTACGAGTAGAAGAAATTAAGAAAGTTCAAACAGAAATAACAGAAAAGACTATTGAAATTTCTGGGATAAACAGTAGTATCAGCACTTTGAATAAATTGATTACAACTTTATTGGAAGAAAAAGAAACTGAAAACCAAGATAACGAAGATATAACTTTAGAGAAAGAAAAACTAAAAACCATGGCTGAGGATGCTATGGTAATGATAGATAAGAAAGCTCTAGTTGCTGAAAGGAGAAACCTCCAAGAAATTGCTGCTACCTTACTAAAAGATACTGGAATAAAAACTAGTATTATCCGTGAGTATCTTCCAGTTATGAATAAGCTGATCAACAAATATTTGACAGCCATGGATTTTTATGTTCACTTTGAATTAGATGAAGCATTTAATGAGGTAATTAAATCTAGGCATCGTGATGAGTTCACATATGCTTCTTTCAGTGAAGGCGAGAAGATGCGTATCGACATTGCTATATTATTTACTTGGCGGCAGATAGCCAAGATGAAAAACTCAGTTAACACTAATCTACTAATACTAGATGAGATATTTGATTCTTCCTTAGACTCAGCGGGAACAGATTACTTTTTATCTGTGATGTCAACTATGGGAGAAAATAATAATGTTTTCGTCATAAGTCACAAGGGAGACCAGCTTGTAGATAAGTTTCACAATGTCTTACGATTCGAAAAACGTAATGATTTTTCAATTATTTTATAAGTTATTGATTTAAAAGAATAAAAAAACTTTACTTTAATTCACAGTTGCAGTATAATAATAATATATTGAAAAAGGATATATTATGAATTATATTGATAAAGTTGCTAATTTGCTTGCTACTGAAAATCTATCAGTTACTCGCAAACCTGTTGAGACTGCCTCTTTTGATGTAAAGACCAGAGTCCTCACTCTTCCGCAATGGAAGGATATGTCTCTAGATTTAGAGACTATGCTGGTCGGTCATGAGATCGGGCATGCTTTATACACTTCACTTGATATGCTTGAGTCTATCAAAGATATGGGACGTGGGTTCCATTCTTTTGTGAATGTTATTGAAGATGCTCGAATCGAAAAATTAGTTAAACGTCTATATCCAGGAATGATAAAGTATTTTCTATCTGGTTATAAAGATTTGAACAAACGTGACTTGTTTGGTATCAAAGATAAAGATATAAACAAACTACCATTTATCGATAGAGCAAACCTTTATTTCAAACTAGGTATCTTCTGTGGCGTTAAGTTTAACTCAGAAGAACTTCCATATGTTAAGCGTATTGAACTTGCTGAAACTGAAGAAGAAGTGTTGCAGATAGCAAGAGAATTATACGACTTAGAAAAAGAAAAAATGGAAGAAGAGAAAGAGCAGTTATCTGAAGAGATGATGCAGATGGATTCTGATGATGACGAGGAAGAAGAAGAAATGACTTCTGAAGCACAAAGTCAACAGGATCAATCTCAAGATGAAGAAGTTGATGAGGGCGAAGCTGATTACGAGCCGACTGGTGGTTCTTCAGATGAGTTCAACGAAGAGCCAATTTCTGAGACTCAAGAAAACATGAAAAAGAATATTCAAGAAATGGCAGATCCTAATTCTTTTTATGTTGAATACGAGTTATTAGAAAACTACAAGACTGATCCTATTATTGGATACAAAACTATCCTAGAGGAAACTGCTAATCCTGACCGCCCATGGTGGATGCTTGATGATCAAATAGAATCAGTAGATTCACAGTTTTCTAGATTTATGCAAGACTCTACTAAGGTTGTGAACTACTTGGTGAAACAGTTTGAACTTAAGAAATCTGCTGATCAATATAAGCGAGCCAAAGTTTCAAAGAGTGGTTCACTTGATATGAAAAAGATTTTTGCCTACAAAATTAAAGACGATATCTTTAAACAGATTACTACGATCGCTGACTCTAAAAATCATGGTATGGTATTTTTACTAGACTGGTCAGCTTCTATGGATCGTGTTATTCATGATACTATAAAACAGTTGATATCTTTGGCAATGTTCTGCAGAAAAACTCAGATACCGTTTAGAGTTCTCGCATTCAGCAACTCTTATGAAGTATCAAAGTACGATGGGCAAAACCACGAAGTGTATGATGAGTACAATGCTGCTTTGTCTGCTAGAAAAGTTCCCGCTGCTATTAATTTTAGATTATTAGAATTTTTGTCAAGCGATATGTCTAAAAAAGAGTTTACTGAGATGTGTCGCAGACTTTTTGATACCAAAGTTTTTAACGTGTGTAATGGACCAAAATATAATTTACACGGAACACCATTGAATGATGCTTTGCGGTATATGTTGAAGTACATTCCTGAGATTACTCGTTCTACTAACATTCAAAAAATGACCATGGTCACATTGTCTGATGGCGAAGGATTTAGAACATTGAAAGACATACCAAGATATGAGGATGGTAAATATCTTACTAACTTTATTGTTGATCATGTAACTAAAAAGAAATACAGAATGCCTGATTCAAACTATGGCAAACAATCAACTGCTGAAACAGATATGTTTATTGATATGCTCAAGAACAGACATGATGTTAAAGTCATTGGATTTTATATTTGCCCCAACACTAAAGGTCAAATTTCTAATGCTGTATATGCAAACAGATTAGATATTAAACATTATTATTCTAATGCGGTTTCGGAAATAACTGTCGCTGCTAAAAAGTCATTCCGTGAATCTGGTTACTATAACCTACAGAATACAACGAAAGATGCGATGTTTATAATTCCAATGAATAAGATGAAAGATGACAACGAGGAACTGGTAGCTGATGATTCTATGACACCGAATAAATTAGCCAAACAGTTTACTAAATTTATGACTAAACAGACCACTTCTAAGATCCTTTTAGATAGGTTTGTTGATATTATTGCGTAAGTTATTGATTTTAATTAGTAAAAAAGTTTGGAAAAAACTTTACTTTAATTCAAAGTTGCAGTATACTAATGTTATTGAGTTGTTAAATTATTATTTTGTTATGGAGAAATGTGATGGCTAAATTAAATGAAACTGTTTTTGTAGAAAAAATATCTGAGATGTTTCCTGATTCTGTTAAGACAGGTAAAGTTACAAAGAAAGAAATCCTTCAAGTTCGTGAGGCATTGGGAACTAACTCGTGGCCATATGAACTTATGAAAAATACTGTTGGTCGAGGATTATATTCTATTGACGGTGGTAATGCTGCACCAAAGTTACCTGAACCTACTAAATCTGTACACGTGGACTATACTGATACTAAATCTCTAATTCCAACACAAGATTCCAATTTTGTTCCGTTTGGAAATTATCGAGACATAGATACTGTTGTTTCTTCTAAGCAGTTCTATCCAGTTTATATCAGTGGTCCAACTGGTAACGGTAAGTCAACTATGGTTGAACAAGTTTGTGCCAAACGTAAACAACCATTAATTCGTGTTAATCTAAACATGATGTCTGACGAAGAGCAACTGATCGGAACTAAAACTTTGGTTGACGGTAATGTTCAGATTGTTGAAGGTCCAGTACTAATTGCTATGCGTACTGGCACAACTCTGTTGCTTGATGAGATTGACGCTGGTGCTCCAAATACGTTGTTATGTTTGCAGCCAATACTTGAGGGTAAGCCATATTACTTTAAACTTAAGAACGAAGTGATCACTCCTGCTGCTGGGTTTAACATTATTGCTACTGCTAACACCAAAGGTAAGGGATCTGACGATGGTCGTTACATTGGCACTAATGTTTTGAATGAAGCATTCCTTGAGAGATTTGCTGTTACCCTTGAGCAGGATTATCCTTCACTGTCTGTTGAAACTAAAATCGTTATCAAACTTATGGAGTCGTTTGGTTGTGTTGATGAAGAGTTTGCGAAGATTATGGTAAAGTGGGCTGATGCTATACGTAGAACCTTTGCTGAGGGTGGTGTTGATGAAACAATCACTACTCGTCGAATGACTCATATCGTTCGTGCTTTTTCTATCTTCAAAGATCAAAAGAAAGCGATTGAACTTTGCTGCAACAGATTTGACAGTGTAACCAAACTAGCATTTATCGACTTGTTTGATAAAGTTGGTTCTGAGCCAAATAGCGAAGACTTTGGAAATACTGAAAAAGAAAGTAGCGTTTAAATAAGAACTCCAGTATAATTATATTATTGAATTGAACGGAAAGATTATGTTAAAATATAATGATTTGTCAAATGCTCAAAAGAAATTAGTAGATACTTTTGTTGAGTACCATCCAGAGTTAGCGTCAGCTGAGACTATAACATCAAAGCAGATGCATACTATCTGGCATGAAATTTTTAATAATAGAAAAGCTGGTGCACCAAAACTTGGATATCCTCATTGGCTTTCTAAGAACAATCAGGTTAGTAGAGGTGTGCTTGCTTTCCCAGGACCAGAGACAAAGGGATTGACAGAGCAAGAAAAAGCTGACTATGAGAAGTCAGAAATACAGAGCATTGTCGATGACGTAGAGGTTACAGTTAAACCAGTATCAGGGTATACTGAAGACGAGTTTCTAGATGAGTTGCGTGCCAACGGTATTAACGTGTAACTCTTTTCTAGATCAGTAGTGGGGAGTTGCCATCCTTCCCACTACTATTTTTTTCTTTAATGATGGAATGGAGACTATAATATGTCAAAACAAGCGAAACTTTTAACTCAACTACAAAAAGGTAAGGCAGTAACTGCAAAGCAAATTACTGGTTGGTACGGACTAAAGAATCCGCATGATGCTATCTACCAACTACGTAGTTCTGGTTATAAGATCACTGGCAACCGTACTAAGTTGTCTGATGGTACTTCTACCATGCGTTACGCAATGAGTGCTAAAGCAAAACGCTAATTTGATGGGGGGATCTCCCCCCTCTTTTTGGAATATATTATGCCAACTTTAAAACAAATTGTTGAAGAATCTCAAACTACTGAGGTTGGGGGTAGAAAATTTGACGGAGGTAAACTTCGTTATGGTTTATTGCCACCACTTGCTCTAAAAGAAACGGTGAAGGTCTTAACGTTTGGAGCTGAAAAGTATGAACCAGATAACTGGCAAATCGTTCCTGATTCTAAGCGCAGATATTTTGATGCTATGCAAAGACATATCTGGGCATGGAAAGAAGGAGAAATAGATGATCCAGAATCAGGTATTCATCACTTGGCACATGCAATGTGTTGCCTAATGTTTTTGTATGAACATGATGTAAAATATTCTATTGATGATTAAATGAGGTGATTATGAAACTTTCTAAAGAAACACTTGCCTTAGTAAAAAACTTTGCTGGAATTAACAGCAATATTTTATTTAAAGCAGGGAATGCGTTAAAAACAGTATCAGCGCAGAAAAACATTATGGCATCTACCACTGTTACGGAATCTTTTCCGCAAGAGTTTGGTATCTATGATCTTAATGAGTTTCTCAGTGCTATGAGTTTGTTCGAAGATCCTGAACTGGACTTTGAGGAAAAGTATGTTAAGATTAGGCAAGGTAATCAAGCGATTAAATTTATTTCTTCAGATGCTACTAACTTAGTTATACCTACCAAAGAAATAGTTTTTCCTGAATCAGATATTGATTTCAAACTTACTGAGAAAAATCTATCCATGATTCAAAGAACTTCTTCAGTCTTACATGGTTCTGACGTTTCCTTCGTTGGTGACGGAACAAAACTTACAGTTGTTGTTGGCGATAAGAAAAACAAATCAAAAAATAGTTTTGAAGAACAGATAGGCGATACAAATAAATCATTCACGATTAATCTTAAAGTTGATAACCTTAAGATGATCCCAGGCGATTATGATGTATCAATTAGTAGTCGTAAAATTTCAAGATTTAAAAGTACGAAAGGAGACTTGGTATACTACGTAGCAGTTGAAGCTGATTCTACTTTTGAATAAATCTTGGAGATTATACTATGAAAACTGTTATTAGAGATCGCAAAACGCCGCACTCTGTAACTTCCAATTTGTGGGGAGGTTTGTCTACTGATTTAATTTGGGCGTGGTGTTTTGAACATGACGATGTTAATGATCCACTGGTAAAAAAATATATCCCCAAATCACAAGTATATGTTAAGTCATATAAACAAGATATCGAAGACAACTGTTTTAGGGAAAAAGATTTACGTCGTTACCATGTTGACGTCTGGAATGAAAAAACTAAAAATCTAGAACGATGTGGCAAGTTTTTGGTAAACTACGAAATTGAAGATCTTTTTGACAGAAATACTTTGGAATGTTTTATGTGAATCTAATTTTACTTTTGAATAAATCTTGGAGATTATATTATGGATGTGAGTGAGAGAGACTTTTTGTGGGTTGAAAAATATCGTCCACAAAAAATTGATGATTGTATTCTTCCCAATAGTTTGAAAAAAACTTTTCATGACTATATAAAGAAGGGAGAGTTACCCAACTTTCTGTTTAGTGGCTCTGCAGGTGTGGGTAAAACTACGGTAGCAAAAGCTCTATGTAATGAAATAGGTGCAGAATATCTATTCATTAATGGATCCGAAGAATCAGGTATCGACAATCTCAGGACAAATATCAAGTCCTTTGCCTCAACGGTTTCTTTGACTGACGCAAAGAAAGTCGTTATTCTAGATGAGGCAGATTACCTGAATGCCAATAGTACGCAACCAGCGTTGAGAGGATTCATTGAGGAGTTTTCAAACAACTGTAGATTTATCCTCACCTGCAACTTTAAAAACAGAATCATAGCACCTTTACACAGTCGGTGTTCTGTTGTTGAGTTTAAGATCGATAACAAAGAAAAGCCAACTGTATTAAATGGGTTCTTTAAAAGAGTTCTACAGATTCTTGATCTAGAGAATGTAGAGTATGACCAGAAGGTTGTTGCTGAACTGGCTACTAAACATTTCCCAGATTACCGTAGAATCTTAAACGAACTTCAAAGATACTCTGCTTCAGGTGTTATTGATTCTGGTATTCTTGTAAACTTAAATGATGAGAACTTCAAAGAACTTATCAAGTTTCTCAAGAACAAGGACTTCCCATCTACTAGGAAGTGGCTTGGTAAAAACTCTGATATAGATACCACCTCGTTGTTTAGAAGTTTGTACGATAAAGCTGTAGAGTATTTGGATAAGAACAGTATTCCCCAACTGGTTCTTATCCTAGCAGATTATCAGTACAAGTCTGCGTTCGTTGCTGACCATGAACTAAATAATATGGCAGCATTAACAGAGGTAATGTCATCTTGCAGGTTCAACAATGTTTGATTTATTACTGAGTTTCTTTATCGGTCTTATTATTTACGTCACGGCATTTAAAGCTGGTTACAATAGACGAAAAATGGAAACCATAGAAATGCTAGAGTCAATAGCAGATGGTGCATATGAGTCAGAAGAACCAGAGGTAGATAATAATATTTTAGCAACTGTTGAGAAGCATGGGGAAATATTTTATCTTTTCAGTTCTGAAGACGATACGTTTCTAGCGCAAGGTAAAACTTGGGATGAGATTAAAGAAGTCCTCAGTGATACTTACGGTGGAGACAGAGAAATCGTAGTAAACACTAAACACGCAAAAGAGATTGGATTGTTATGAATTTACTAAGTGAATATACGGATGATACTAATAGGTGTGCTAGAATTTACCGAACAGCAGAAGGAATGTATCAGGTAAATTACTGGGATGCTGCTTTAGAGATAGATGATTGGCGAACTTATACATCAATACAAGTCGCTGAGGATTTAGCTGAAGATTGGGTTCAGTCAAGAAAGATGATCACATGAACCCATTTGACTTTTTAAATTCCATAAATTTATCTAAGAAAGATTTATTAGAAGAGGATCCGTTAAACATAAAGTATTATGATCCTTTCTTGAGCAATAGAGGATTATCTTATTTTCATGATACCGTTCTTTATGCTAATGAAATGAATCGGTACTCTAATCTAGATAAGAAATGGCAATATTATTTTTTACTAAATAGTATACCAAAGAAAAAAAGGTTTTCTAAGTGGGCTAAGCAAGAAATAGATAAACCTTTGGAACTAGTAATGGAGTACTTTAATTATTCTAGAGAAAAGGCAAAAGAAGCGATTAAACTTCTTTCTCAAGAACAATTAAATATTATTGAACAAAAATTACAAAAGGGTGGTAAAGAATAATGAGCGTTGAGACAATCTATTATGATTGGACTCCTGATTCTATGTTGGAGATTACACTCCCAGAACCAGATAACTTTTTGAAGGTTCGGGAAACACTAACTCGGATAGGAATAGCGTCCAAGAAAGAGCAGGTATTATATCAATCCTGCCATATTTTGCACAAGCAAGGTAAATATTTTATAGTTCACTTCAAAGAACTATTTGCTTTGGACGGTAAAGAAGCAAATATTACTAGCAATGATATCGAGAGAAGAAATGCTATTGCTTCGTTGTTGCAAGATTGGGAGTTATTAAAAATTGTAGATTCTTCTAAGGCAGATAACAAAGCATCTCTGTCTCAGATTAAAGTAGTTTCCTATAAGGAAAAGGAACAGTGGGAACTTGTTCAAAAATATAACATTGGTAAAAAACTAAATGAAAGGAAAGTGAATGATTAAACTTGAATTGAGTCTTGAGGAAGTAAATATGATTCTTCGTGTATTGGGTCGCCATCCATTTGATGAAGTAGTAACTCTAGTCGCAAAGATCAAAGAGCAAGGACAGCCACAAGTCAACGAACAAGCAGATAAGGAAAAGGAAGCACAAGCTGCTTAAATAAATTTTGATTTAGTGGAAACTAATGATTTTCACTAGGTCAAATATGTGTGTCTATGAATAAGTAATAATGCTCAATAATGGACAGTTATAACTTAGGAGAACACATATGTGGTCAACACCTGAATATACCGAAATGCGTTTTGGCTTTGAAGTCACGATGTATATCGCTAATAAGTAATTCTGATTCCTACGGAATGGGAACTGGTTGGTGGTCCAGTTAAAACCACCAAATAGCTACGCCTATTGGGTAGCAAATTTTATTAACTCGCTGAAAAGGAGAAACACATGACTCTTAAAGGTCTAGATACGTTCTTTAATCCATCATCCTTCAAAGATTTTGATAAATTTTTTGTAGGTTACGATGATCAATTTAATCGTCTAGCAAAACTACACGACGATATCACAAAAAACATCCCTAACTACCCTCCTTACAATATTAAAAAGGTTGACGAGAACAAGTACACGATTGAGATGGCAGTTGCTGGCTTCAGCAAATCTGAAATCGAAATTGAATTTGTTGAAGACAAACTAGTTGTATCGGGTAACGCTAATGAAGATAATGACGACTACCTATTCAAAGGTATAGCGACAAGAAACTTCACACGAACATTTGCTTTGAACGATCATATCGAGATTCAGGGTGCTGATATGATTAATGGTATGCTTAAGATCTTCCTTGAGCGTATTATTCCAGAGCATAAGAAGCCAAAGAAAATCGAAATTAACCAACCTTCCGATGGCGAGAAGCAATTTCTCGCAGAAAGCGATGATAAATGATCAAAATGATTAGACATTTATTATGCAAATTGGAGTGTTTTGGTATGGAAGTTGGAATGGCAAGAGCAGCAGCAGGATTCAACAGAATGGGTAAAAGCAAAAATGCTAAACAACTCATTGAAAGTTTGAAGGGATCTTGCAAATGCAACGCATAATTAAATTCCTAACTTCATTCTTCGACACGCCAAACAATGAGCTTGAGCAGTTTATTATGAGTAAACGACCAACATCTATTTCTGAGGTAGAGCATTGGTCAAAGGTGTTTCAATCTAGAAAACACTGGCACGTTTAATATTTGGGGGTAGACTTCGGTCTATCCCTAAATACCTCTATGAATAATAGAGTTACACTTCTCCCCAACGGTCTTGCTTCTTTCATTCCTGTAAAGAAGGGGAACTGGATTTTTAAAGTATCTGTGATGAAAAGTAAACAGGTACTTGTTGTAGCAGCACACACAATCGACAGAGATATTGTTCATGTAAAATGTTTTACTAATGAAACTGCAGCTGCTTCTTTTTTGGAATATCTTGCAACACAAGAATAAAACTTTACTATAATACTACCTTGTAGTATAATTATACCTGTTTGTTATTTCTTTTGAGGATTTCTTTTGTCCAACACTTTCTATACTAACGTTCACCAAAAGCGTAATCAAATTTTGGTGCGAGGGTATGAAGACGGTAAACGCTTTCAACATACCTTTGACTTCGTCCCCACCCTGTTTGTTCCAAATAAATCTATCGGTGTCTCATCTATCCCTTGGAAAACTTTAGAGGGTAAACCTGTTTATGAGATTACTCCAGGAACTATCTCAGACTGTAAAGATTTTATCTCTAGATACGACGGTGTTGAGGGGTTTGAGATCTACGGAAATACAAACTATGTTGTTCAGTATATAAGTGACAACTATACTGGTGAAGTGGTGTTTGATATTGATAAGATAAGAATCTTTACGATTGATATTGAAACCGCAACTGAAGAAGGGTTCCCAAATATTGAAACTGCTAACGAGGCAGTTCTTCTAATTTCAATCAAAGACTTTACCACAAAGAAAACCATAACGTTTGGTACTCGTCCGTTTAATAATACACGTAACGATGTTATGTATATTGAATGTAAAGATGAGTATACTATGCTCAAGAAGTTTATGGAGTTCTGGCAGAAAAACTATCCTGACATTATCACAGGGTGGAACACAAACTTTTTTGATATTCCATATCTTTTGGGTAGGATTGAACGTATCCTTGGCACTAGGGATGCTCAAAAGTTTTCTCCTTGGAAAATGATTCGTCGTAGAGAAATCTATGTTAGGGGTAACAAAGAAATTGCTTATGATGTGGTTGGTATTGCTTCCTTAGATTATCTCGATCTCTATAAGAAGTTTACTTATTCAAACCAAGAGTCTTATCGTCTAGATCACATTGCCTTTGTTGAACTTGGTGCTAACAAACTAGACCACAGTGAGTTTGAAAACTTCAAAGACTTCTATGAAGGTGACTGGCAAAAGTTTGTTGAGTATAATATTCATGACGTTGAGTTGGTTGATAAACTTGAAGATAAGATGAAGCTGATCGAGCTTATCTTAACTATGGCATATAATGCTAAGATAAACTATGAGGATGTTTATTCTCAGGTTCGTATGTGGGATGCGATTATCTATAATCACTTGAAGAGCAAAAACATAGTTATCCCGCAAAAAAGTTTTACTGAAAAGAGTGCTCAGTTTGAGGGTGCGTTTGTTAAAGACCCTATACTTGGCATGCATAACTGGGTTGCTTCATTTGACTTGAACAGTCTATACCCCCACTTGATTATGCAATATAACATCAGTCCTGAAACCATGGTTAAGGATTTTAATGTTAACTGTAAAGTAAATAGTTTGTTGAAACAAAATGTAGATACCAGTGAAGTTAAAGAAAGAAACCTTTCTATGACTGCTAATGGCTGGTGTTATAGCAAAGAGAAGCAAGGTATATTTCCTGAGTTGATGAATAAGATGTATGTTGACAGAAGCAAATATAAAAAGATGATGCTTGCTGTTGAACAAGACTATGAAAAAACCAAGGAACCAGAACTACTCAAAGAAATATCTAGATTGAACAATCTGCAGATGGCAATGAAGATTGCTTTGAACTCTGCTTATGGTGCGATGGGCAATCAGTATTTCCGTTACTTTGATATTCGTATGGCTGAGGGTATCACTACTTCAGGACAGTTAAGTATTCGTTGGATTCATAATAAGATGAACGAATTTATGAACGAGATACTTGGTACTAAAAATGAAGATTATATTATTGCTGTTGATACGGATTCAATTTATGTAACATTTGAGAAGTTGGTTGAGAAGTTCTTCAAAGATAATCCAACTGAAAAGATTATCTCATTAATGGATAGATTTTGTGAAGATAAAGTTCAACCATATATAGATAAGTGTTATAATGAGTTGGCTCAGTATATGAATGCTTATGATCAAAAAATGGTCATGAAGCGAGAAGTTCTTGCTGATAAAGGTATCTGGACTGCGAAAAAGAGATACGTGCTGAACGTCCATAATTCTGAGGGTGTTCAATATGCCAAACCAAAACTAAAGGTTATGGGACTAGAAATTGTCAAGTCCTCCACACCTGCAGTTATCCGAGAAAAACTAAAGGATGCTGTTAATGTAGTTTTGGGAGGAGACGAAAAGGTTCTGCATAAATTTGTAGAAGATTATAGGAAAGTATTTAATTCCTTGCCAGTAGAAGATATTTCTTTCCCAAGAGGTGTTAATGGAATGAAACAGTATGCTGGTTCTCCAATATATACTAAGGGTACTCCAATCCATGTGCGTGGTGCTTTGTTATTCAACCATCATTGTAAAAGATTGAAGATATCTAAAAAGTATCCAGAAATTAAAGATGGAGATAAGATAAAATTTGTTTATGTTAGCAAACCAAATCCATTTTCTGAAGACGTGATTGCTTTCTTGCAAACACTACCAAAAGAATTTGATTTAAATTCGTATATAGATTATAATACTATGTATGAGAAAGTATTTCTTGATCCTTTGAAAACTATTATAGAACCAATGGGCTGGTATGTTGAACCACAAGCTAATCTAGAAGAATTTTTTGGATGAAAAATATACGCATAATTAAAACAGGTATTAATGTATCTAAAATACTCAATCAGTTGAAACAATACCCTGAAGATTGGGGTAACAATAAAACTATTGAGGGTGTGAAGAGTAATATAGATAAACATGGGTTCCCCAAAATAGAAGCAGATGTTTTGCAACTAGTTATTGGTGGTATAACTAAACCTGAAGAATATGTTGGGGATACTGAGATATGTATTCCTACGCCTGCGTATGAGCGTCATACTGAGATAATTAAGTTTTTAAAGAGGCACTTCAAGAAGTTTAAACGTTGTGGGTTTCTTTCGTTGCCAGTTGCTGGTCACGTCGGTGCTCACATTGATATAGGTAGTTATTATCAAACGAAAGATCGCTATCATCTTTCTATTCAAGGTAAGTATCGTTATTATGTAGGTGATGAGTATTATGATGTAGAACCAGGAACTTTGTTGTGGTTTAATAATAAACTTGAACATGGGACTGAGAACATCGGTGATGAAGTAAGAATAACATTCGTATTTGATGTACCACATTCGAAAAACAATCCGTGAGGTTAATATGGAATTTTTAAAATCAATCGTAAAGGAGTTGGACAATGAATTTGCTGGAGTTGCCGATCAGGGTGTTGTCGGTGATACTGATGCTTTTATTGATACTGGTTCCTATGCTTTTAATGCTCTTTTGTCTGGTACCATTTTCGGTGGTTTACCTTCTAACAAAGTTACAGCATTGGCAGGAGAATCTTCAACAGGAAAAACGTTCTATGCGTTAGGTATTTGTAAAAGTTTTTTGAGCACTGATGAAAATTCAGGTATAATTTATTTTGAAACTGAGGGTGCGCTGACTAAAAAGATGCTAGAGGATAGAGGTATTGACACTAGCAGATTTGTTATCGTTCCAGTTTCTACTATTCAAGAGTTTAGAACTCAAGCAGTTAAAATTCTTGAAGGATATGAGAAAACTAAAAAAGGTGACAGACCACCATTAATGATGTGTCTAGATTCTTTGGGTATGCTGTCAACTAGTAAAGAGATGGAAGATGCCGCTTCAGGTAAAGATGTTAGAGATATGACTAGAGCACAACTTATTCGTGGTGCCTTTAGAATATTATCTTTGAAGTTATCTAAACTTGATGTGCCAATGCTAGTTACTAATCACACGTATACCACAGTAGGTTCTTATATTCCTATGCAGGAAATGGGTGGCGGTTCTGGTTTGAAGTATGCTGCTTCAACTATTGTTTATCTGAGTAAGTCTAAAGATAAAGACGGAACTGAAGTTATTGGTAATATTATTAAATGTAAGTTGCAAAAGTCTAGATTCACACGTGAACAATCTATGGTTGAAACTAAACTTTCGTTTACTACAGGTTTAGATCGTTATCATGGTTTGACTGACTTGGCTATTGAAGCAGGTCTTTGGAAGTCGCAAGGTGGACGTATTGAATTACCAGACGGTAAAAAAGTTTTTGGTAAACATATTATGCAAGATGTTGAAAAGTATTTTGATTATGATACACTAAAAGTTATTGACGAGTATTGTCAATCTAAGTATTTGTTTGGTCATGAAGACCCACCTGCACCAAAAGATTATTCTGAAGGTGATGAAGATGTTGCATGAGGAGTTTCATGAAGATGCTCCAATAAGACCACATAAGGTCTTAGAAAAGAAAGATGATGCAAAAACAGAAGCATTAATGTTGACAGAGGGGAAACATAGTGGTATAATATTTTCATATGGTGCAGTAAAGTTTGAAGAGGACAAGGGTCAAGATAAACTCAAATTGAAGTTTGATTATGAAGTTCATGATGATGGTGGAGTGCTTTATAATAAAGAAGACTTTGAAGAAGAGTTGGGTGACTTCTTGATGGAGCTGCTAAGTGAGCAGTTAATTATGAATGGAATAGTATATACAGGCGGTATTGATGAGAATAGAACAGACGATCCTGAACAATCTGATACATAATGAAGACTATGCAAGAAAAGTATTACCGTTTTTAAAGAAAGATTATTTTCAAAATCGTCAAGAGAAAATAGTTTTTGAAATTGTTTCTAAATTTTACACTGACTACAACAAACCACTAACGAAAGAAATTCTTTCTATTGAAGTTTCTAATCGTAGGGACTTGTCTGATGTTGAGCACAAATCATTACAAGAATCTGTTGATAGTTTATCAGGTGAAGATGTCAATGAAGATTGGTTACTAGAACGTAGCGAAAAATTCTGTAAAGAAAAGGCACTTCATAATGGTATAATGGAATCTATCGGTATCATAGATGGTAAAAATACTGTCTTGACTGCAGATGCCATACCTTCCTTACTTCAAGAAGCATTGGCAGTTTCTTTTGATAAACATGTCGGTCACGATTATCTTGAAGACGGTGAAGAACGGTATGCTTTCTATCATAAAGTTGAAGAAAAGATGCCCTTTGATCTTGGTATGTTCAACACTATAACCAAAGGTGGTCTTTCTAAGAAAACACTCAACGTTGCGCTTGCTGGCACTGGTGTCGGTAAGTCATTGTTCATGTGTCACGTTTCAGCTGCTGCTTTACTTCAGGGTAAAAATGTTCTCTATATTACTATGGAGATGGCTGAGGAAAGAATCGCAGAGCGTATTGATGCTAACTTACTAAACTTATCCATGGATGAGTTGAAGGTTGTTGAAAAATCAATCTTCATAAACAGACTTGAAAAACTGAAAACTAAAACTCAAGGTAGGTTGGTAGTTAAAGAGTATCCAACTGCAGGTGCTCATGCTGGTCATTTCCGTTCTTTAATTGATGAACTAAAAATGAAACGTGATTTTGTTCCAGATGTTATCGTTATTGACTATCTAAACATTTGTTCAAGTCAACGTATTCGTCAAGGAGCGAATGTAAACTCTTATACATATATTAAAAGCATTGCTGAAGAACTACGAGGTTTGGCTGTAGAATATAATGTTCCTATACTAAGTGCTACACAAACTACTAGATCTGGTTTTTCTAACACTGACGTTGACTTGACAGATACTTCTGAGTCTTTTGGTTTGCCAGCAACTGTTGATTTTATGTTTGCTCTAATATCAACTGAAGAGCTTGAGCAGCTTAATCAGATAATGGTTAAGCAGTTGAAGAACAGATATGCTGATCCTAGTAGTTATAAGAGATTTATTGTTGGTATTGATAGAAGTAAAATGAAACTATATGATGTTGAGGTTTCAGCGCAAGAAAATATAGCAGATTCTGGGCAAGATGATACTCCAGTTTTTGATAATAGTGAATTTGGTAGAAGAGCGAAAAAAGAAATTAGTTTTGATGGATTTAAATTTTAGGAGTTTATATGGTAAGAACTATACTTGCTGACAAATTAATTGACTGTGAAGATCTTCTGGGTAAATTTGTAGACGACAGTTATTATGATATTTTAATTGATAAAGATACTGATTGTTATCTTCCTTCTAATAATCTTGAAGATACAGATCAAGTAAGTGAGAAGCGGATTGCTTTCAAGTTTAGAAAAAATTATTTCAATGAACAAGAGCAGAAAGATGCTTATGATGGTTTGATAGGTGCTGCTGTTAGTACAGAAAACAGAGGTCTAGCGTCTGGAACTAAAGACGGAACTAATGTTGGAGACGGTACTAGAGTTTGGGTAACTAACTATCAACAAGAAATGATGGACGAATTATTAAAACACGAAAGTGCTAGTGATTTTTTTCTCGCAGAAGATCCAATCGACGTAGTCAACGCAAAGTACCCCACGGAAGAATCTAGAAAGAAAGCATTGGGTGGTGGTAAAAATAATGTGTGGGTTATCTATAGAATACATGAGGGTTTTGACTTTGATGTTTGGTTAGAATCTATCAAAAGATTTGATCATAAGAAAAGAGCTGAAGCTGTCAGAGAGATAGAAAAATATATTAGTGAAACTACCTATGGCAACCCAGTAGATTCTGGTATTGCTGGTTGGTTTGATCGGTATCCTAGGATACCTTATGGTAGAGCCACATCGTATACTAGAGACAACTTTGATAAATTTAAAATGTCTTTTCCATTTTTAAAGAATCTTTCTAAAGGATTTCAAAATCTTTTACCTAAAAGACATGCTGCTCAACAGGAAGCGATTAATAAAATTGATCCAAAGTTTGTAGTTCCTGAAACAGTATTTACTACAGTTACTGTCAATAAGACATTTAGAACAGCTTGCCATAGAGATGCTGGAGACTTTACTGATGGACTATCTAATCTTCTAGTTCTATCTAATGATGGTAGATATACTGGTGGATACTTAGTACTTCCTGAACTTAGAATAGCAATTAACGTAAGACCTGGAGATCTGTTACTGATTAATAATCATGAGTGTATTCACGGTAACACACCAATAGTTTGTGAAGAAGGTTCACATAGAGTTTCTTTGGTTTGTTATCTCAGAGAAAAAATGCTTGAACTTGGTTCATATGAATATGAAAATACTAGATATGAATATGTTGAGTCAAGAAGAAAAAATCTTGATCATCCTCTTCAAAGAAAACTGTGGAACGGTGTTAGTCCAGGGATGTGGAAGGAGCAAGAATGGTATGATTATTTGAGAAGTAAACTTGGTGAAGAAGGCATTTCAGAACATAATAGATTAGTGGAGTCATAAATGAGTATAGAAATTATTATCCCAACATTAGGTAGATGTGACAACCAAATAACTTTAAGTAATATACCAACAAAGTTTCATAATATAGTTACCTTGGTCGTTCAAGAGCATGAATATGATTACATGAAAGATAAGTACCAATCTTGTAACGTATGGAAACTTCCTTCAGGAACTAAAGGTATTGCTGTAACTAGAAAGCATATCGGGCAAAACTGGAAGGGCAAAAGAATATTTGTTATGGATGACGATCTTAAGTTTGTAACAATTAATTCAGAACTCAAAGGTGTTGCTATGACTGAGGCAGAGTTTTCTGATATGCTCCTCAAGATAGAAAGTTTTATGGACGACGGATATGTTCATGGTGGACTTTCTACTCACAATACTCCACCCAACGAAAAGCCATTTTCGTTTAACACTAGAGTATATACCAACGTGTTTTATTCTGAGAAGTTTGATCCTAATAGTGTAGACTGGGGTGAAAATTATCTTTTAATGCCAGAAGATTTTTACCTTACATTACAACTACTCACCACTGGATTTCAAAATGTAGTGTTCAATCATTGTAGAGTCAATCCTTCTGCCACCAATACTAAGGGTGGATGTGAGACTTACAGAACCATTGAGAACCACAATAGAGGTCAGGAAATACTAGCAGAAAAGTTTCCCGATTTTGTGGAGGTTTATGAGAAAGAACAAACCACTGGTCCATGGAAGGGATTGGTAAAGAAAGCACTTAAAATTAAGTGGAAACAGGCATATGAATCAAGTCAGAGGAGTACTCTAGAAGAATTTTTCTAAAAAGGTTTATAAATAATCCAAGGTAGGTTATAATAATATCATCTACTTTGGAGGATAAAATGAATTTAATAGAAAAATTAAATTTTGATTTTGTAGACTTCATTCCCTTTCAAGAACGTCCATTCAGGGCAAAGTTCATTCCGTCTAAAATTTGGGTAGACCTCGATAATTATAGAAACGATTATCGAGGTTTATCTAATTACTGTAAAAAATGGCGTACCAGCGTCAAGTTATATAAACGAAGTAGATCTAAAGTATTCGATGAATACATAGCAGTTGCTGGTGAATACGATATGGAAGATCGTAGAATAAGTGCCATTATTATGGATAAGTCGTTCGACCAGTTTGTTTTTACTGGTACTACTTGGACTAGATTTAAATTTAAGTTTATCCAAATGATGATGCATGAACTTATACACTTTATGCAGTTTGAGCGTAGAGATGGTGAGTTCGCCAATTATTACCTAGCATATAAGAAAACTGGAAAATTAAAGCGAGACGAAGAACGCAGATATTTGTCTAATTTTGATGAAATACAAGCGTATGCTCACTGCATTTATCTAGATTTATTGTATTATCATCCAAATAAAACTCCAGCAGACTTAAATTTTAAGAAAAGAAGTATTTCCCCTACTCTATCATACTATCTCAGAACTTTTGAGAAAGACCATAAAAATAATGCAGCACTAAATAAGTTATTACAGCAAGTTGTTAAATGGGAAAGAAAGTATAAAAAAATAGGGATAGGTAAATGAGCGCAGCATCAGATAGGTACGAAAAAGAAGTAGCTAAAAATATAGATTCAATCCCAGGAATAAAAGCTACTAGACCATCAGTAGATACTTCATATGCTGATGTTAAGGTTTCGTATAATTCAAAATTAGCATGGTTTGAAGTTAAAATGAATCATACTGACAACTTATCTAACCCCAGAGTATTTTATGATAGCGGTAAGTGGCAAACTACATATAAAACTCCCGCAGCAGCAGAAGCTGTTAAGATATTGAATCAATCATCTCAAGCGAAAAAGTTTTTAAAAGATATTGCCAAGTACTCAGGTATTCCTTTTAGTAAGTTAAAGATACCAACGACTAAAGGAGGTCTTAAGCAGGAGGGAGCAGTTCCCCTTCATGTTATGAAGAATTACTTTGATCAGCCATCTGTTAATCGTTATATTGCTAATCAAGAAAACTATAATCTTGGTAAGGTAGTGACGGAACATTATACTATCGGAAAGCGTGAGCCAGCATATTATATGCAAGCTGGTGATGATTTTTACTTAATATCAAATAAGAATCCATTTAAATTATTAAATATACCTCTACTTTCGGGGCAAGGAAGTTTTAAGGTTCGTATTGCAACTAGATCGGAATTTTATGAGGTCCAAGCTGAGATCAAGATAAGTAAGATGCCAAATAGCAATTATTCCCTAAAACCAGGAACTAAGAAAAAAAATCCTTTTTTAAGAGGATAATGCTTTACTTTAATTTACAAATAGGGTATAATTATATAAAATAAATGCTAAATCTAAAAACATATATCTCAGAAAAGGTCAACAATACTAATCGGTTGACCCACCTATCACACTTGGAAGACCTAGTGTTTGAAGAGGGGGCATCTGGCGTAAACGACGCCATAAACTCTATCGTCATATACCATTCTATTGTTCAACGCAGACCAGCTCCTGCCAAATTAACTACAAAGTGGGATGGTAGTCCTTCTATCATTATCCACCACAGCTCAAAAGATTACTGGGTTGCTAGTAAGTCTGCTTTCAATAAGACGCCAAAGTTAAACAGAACAGAAAAAGATATCGAAGAAAATCATGGGCATGCTCCAGGACTTGTTGAGAAGATGAAGTATGCTCTAAAATATGCTAAGAAATTAGGTATAAACGGAACAGTGCAAGGTGATTTCTTGTATACTGAAAATGATTTGAAACCAATGAATATTGATGGAGTTAAATATGTTACTTTCAAACCTAATACGAATGTATATGCGGTTCCTGTCGCATCAGATTTGGCAAAGAGAATACTTGCTTCTAAGATGGGTATTATATTTCACACTTCTTATGCTGGGAGTGACCCAGCTACTATGACTGCTAGTATTGGAACATACTCAGTAAAAAAACTTAAAAAGACTCCAGAAATCTTTTTTGACGATGCTTATATTAAAGACGAGACAACAGATATTTCAATGAGTCCTGCTGAGGAGCAGCAGATTACCAATATTATTGTTAAATTAAAACAGCTACAAAGAGTATTGCCAGCGAAGTTTTTAAATCAGTTGGCAAACCATGATGCTCTAGCACCATTAATGGCATCGTATAATAACTCAAATGTTCGTGCTGGAGATTATACTTCTCCTCAGGTTGCGAATGGATTTGTGCCGTTCATAGAAGCTAAATATAAGAAAGAAATTGAGAAGTTAAAGACAGAAAAGGCAAAAGCAGGTAGAATTACTACTCGAGATGAATTAGTAAAATTCATCACTGATAATCATACAAAGTTAGTATTTGCTTACGAAGTATTTTCTTTATTGGCAGCTGCTAAAATGATGATTGTCGCAAAGTTGAATAAACTAAAAACTATGAGATCGTTTGTTCAACGAGGAAATTCTCTAGTGCCTACGAGTCCTGAGGGATTTGTTGCAGTACACGATCACAGAGTAGTGAAATTAGTTGATCGTTTAGAGTTTTCTAGAAATAACTTTTTAAATAAAAATTAGGAGATTTAAAAAATGGAAAATACTATGGTTTGGGTTATTGTTGCTTTGATTGCGGTGGTAGTCATTATGGTCTACTTCAATCGTGATGCTAAGTCTTTGGACATTAACAAAGATGGTAAGATCGACATGAAAGATCTTAAAGCTGCAGCTAAGAAAACAGAAGCTGGAGTAAAGAAAACAGTTAAGCGTGGTCGTGGTCGCCCAAGATCTAAGAAACCAGCAGCGAAAAAATAATTATGAGAAACTTACTATCATTAACAGCAGTTCTTTGTTTGAGTGCATGTTCATTCATTTTTCCTGTTCCCCACGATCCTGTTGAATTTTCTATGCTAGTTAATGCTAAGGTAGATGTTGACAGTCTAGACTGTGCTGATAAGAGCACTTGGGATTATGTTATTGATGATGTTAATAGACTATCAGTCTATACTGAGTTGAGAGAAGATCCTCAAGCTGAAAATGTTTCGCAGTTGAAGGAGGCATTAATCAAAGCAAAGGATTCTAAAAATGAGACTTTTTGTGAAGGTATTTTAAAAGTTCAAAAAACTAGAATTGACACTATTGTTAGTGCTTGGGGGGGAAGATGAGCGTATTAGAAGAACTTAGACAAGTTGCTACTGGTGATGGACCAGCAGCATCATTAGCGAAAGACCTGTTAACTTTTGAACAGCAGTATAAAGATGGCGATCTAAACAAAGAAGAATATGACTTCTTAGTGCAGCAGATCGTAGAAGTTAGAGCAGCACAGGAACTTGCTGATGACGAAGTTGCTTGCCGTTACATTGTGGCAGCTGCGGAAGGATTACTAGCGTTAGCATGAGCGGTTTAGGAGATTTTCTAAAAGTTATTTCTGAAGGCAAAAAGGATTATTCTGAGAATGATCCTACAGGGAAACTTATTGCCAGCGTAAGAGCAGAAGTCAAAGAAAATGTCAAATCAGATTTATCAGATTTGTTTTCTCAGTTATCTTCTATCAAAAAAGAAGTAGAAATATTACCTGAAGAAACAGAAGGTAAAAAAGAAGCTCAACAGATTATCGCAGAAGTTTTGCCAGAGCCAATCAAAGAAGAAGAAACTTTGGTTGATGAGCAAACTTTAGATATGGATGAGGTAAACAAATACCTTACTGGTAAAACTTTTCAGCAACCAAATCCAGATGCACCCTCTAGAGATGTAGATGATATTCGCAAAAAGATAAAACATCTTGAGCAGTGGTTAGGAAAAATCTCAGCGCATGGTCCAGGATCTGGTGAAGTTCGTTTAGAGTTTTTGGATGATGTTAATCGCAATTCAGCTAAACAAGATGGTAAGTATTTAAAGTATGATGCCACAACAAAGAAGTGGATTGGCGACACCATTGAAACTGGAGATGTTGTTTACAATACAACATTAGTTGAGACTGATACATATATAGTCCAAGATGGAGACTGGTATATTGGTGTTAACTACGCTGGTACTGTAACAATAACATTACCATCGACTGCTACCAATGGTAGAGTGTTGGTTATTAAAGATGAATCAGGCAATGCTTCCACAAATCCTATAAATGCTTCAGGCACAGTAGATAATGATGCGGGTGGATTTAGTTTGCAAATGGACAATGGCGGTATACAGATGGTTTATCGTTCTGGATGGAGAGTAATTTAATGTACGAATATCACGCTATTATTAAACGTGTTGTAGATGGGGATACTGTTGATATTGATATTGACTTAGGATTTGGTATCATATTAAAAGATGAGAGAGTTAGAATATCAGGTATAGACACTCCAGAATCTAGAACCAGAGACAAGGTAGAAAAAATATTTGGTCTTGCTAGTAAAGCAAGGTTGAAAGAAATGCTAGGTAAGAAGTCTATCTTATGCTGTAAAGAATATGATTCTAAAGGTAAGTTTGGTCGTATCCTTGGAGACTTTTGGACTCCAGTTGGAATGATCTCAGAAAGACTTATCGAAGAGGGTCATGCTGTACAGTACAACGGAGAAAATAAAAAACTTGTTCAAGATCAGCATATGGCAAATCGTGAAAGACTTATTGCTGAAGGAAAGGTTAAACTGTGACATACTTATTTACAGATAATCAGGAAATAAAAAATGATGAGGGAAATCCAATCCCAGTCAGTAAAGACACGTCTGTTAATAGTTCTTTAAATCCAATTTATGTCGATGCAAATATTTCTGGATCAGCCATAGGGGCAAGTTTACAGCCATGGGGATTATCTATTTCTCAAGGTTTAGTTGCTGGACACACATTTATACACAAATTTGGTGCTGTTCCTGCGATGTCTCAAAATACAAGTGGCACTGTCTGGGACAAAAGTGATACAGCATACCCTTGGTCGGCATTTAATACTGCTGGCACATTAACAGTTTTAACAACTGCTGCTAATGGTTCAACAGTAACTACAGATAATGGATTAACGTTTAGAGTAGAAGGACTTGATGAAAATTACGAGCCAACATATGAAGATTTTACAATTAGTGGAAGCACTGCTACAGGTTCAGTAACATTTAAACGAGTTTACCGTGCATATAGTACTAATGGTACTAATACTTCTCAGATAAGAGTTTCTCGAGGTGGAACAGAAGTACTGAGAATTAACATAGAAAAATCTCAAACTTTAATGGCTATCTATACAGTTCCTGCAGGAAAAACTGCATACCTTATGCAAGGAATAGCATCAGTGCAGTATGGAGCAGATGCAACTGGGGATATGTTTGTTAGATATTTTGGTCAAGATGCATTTAGAGTTGGACACAGTTTTGAGGTTTCAGGTGCTGGTGGACCATATAACTACGTTTTTCAATTTCCAGTAGCTATACCAGAAAAATCAGATGTTGACGTAAGAGCTACAGTTCGTTCAAATAATGCTCGTATGACAGCTGCATTTGATGTACTTTTGATAGATAATTAAAATAAAAATTATATAAATATATTTACAGTTAATTATATAGATGGGTAATAATGAAAGGTTATAGACAGTTTTTAAATGAACTGCCGAATAAGAAAATTGTATTCGCATTTGGTAGATTCAATCCTCCCACAATAGGGCATGAACTGCTAGTAAAAGCAGTCAAGAAGCTATCTGTCGGCTCAGATTCTGCAGTTTTTGTATCGAAAACTAAAGATTCTAAGAAAAATCCTCTCCCTGTTGCCCGTAAAGTATACTATCTGAGGAGAATGTTCCCCAGAACTAAGTTTGTTGCAGCTACAGATAATATGCGAACAATTATCGAGGTTGTTAAGCATCTAAACAAAAAATACAAGAGTATCGTGTTAGTTGCTGGTAGTGATAGAGTATCCGAATTTAAAACGCTACTCGATAGATACAACGGTAAAGAATACAATTTTGATAGTATAGAAGTAATTTCCGCAGGAGAAAGAGATCCTGACGGTGATTCTGCTTCTGGTATGTCAGCTACTAAAATGCGTGAAGCTGCTAAAAAAGGTAACTTTAATGCGTTTAAGAGGGGCGTTCCTAACACATTAACTACTATGGATGCTAAACGATTGATGAACGAAGTTAGATCTGGTATGGGACTAGATCCTATTAAAGAATCTATTAAGTTTGAAGTTGACGATATACGAGAAAAGTATTTTAAAGAAGAAATATATAATGTTGGAGAACTAGTAGAGTGTGATGGCTCTCAATTAGAAATAGTTAAGAGAGGTTCTAATCATCTGCTATTGAAACAAGAAGACGGATCGCTTGTTAGTAAGTGGCTTCAAGAAGTATCTCCTCTAAATGAAGTAGCAAAAGATAAAGAATCAGGTTTACCAAAAAAATATGTTAGTGGGTTGTCACCTTCTACAGCTAAAGCTAGAGCAGCACACTGGAACAAGGCAGACAAGTTAAGCGACAAAGATCCTGAAGCATATAAACCAGCTCCAGGAGATAAGACTGCTAAAACAAAACCCTCAAAGCATACAAAAAAATATAAAGAACTCTACGGAGAAAACATGGAATCAATAAAATTTACTGCTGCGGATAAAATCAAAGTTGCTAGAATTATTGCTACAACACTTGGTATTGAAGATGCGCAAAAGAAAAGTAATCCAGAACAACTGGTAAATATGGGTCTTAGAAATGCTCGCAAGTTGCCAATGTCTAAGAACGGATATAAAATTTTGTTGAACATGTTGAAGACTGCTAAGATGGCAGGAATTAACTATGATGAAAAGATGATTCCTACTCAGGCATCTAGATTAAAAGAAGAAACGATAGAAGAAAATGCAGCTGTAAAAAAGAAAGCGCAAAAGTCTGGGATGTCATATAGCACTTTGATGAAAGTTTATAAGCGTGGTGTTGCTGCTTGGAACTCAGGACATCGTCCAGGAACTACACCAGAGCAGTGGGGACTTGCTAGAGTAAACTCATATGTTACTAAAGGTAAGGGAACTTACCACGGAGCAGACAAAGACTTACGTGAAGATGCTACTGATCTGGAGGAAGCAATTAGGCAACCTGATGGAACTACTAAGGTTGGTCAGTTTGAGTCAGAAAAAATTGATACATCAAGCAACTACAATCTAGCAAAATCTATTATGAGCTATAAAGATTTGAAGAGATTGCTTGGTAAAAAGGACGAGAAAGAAAATCCTCAATTAGATACTATGAAGCATGAGTATCGCACTGAAGAAATTAAAAAAGCAGACAAACAAATTAAACTTAAAGACGACGGTAAAACTTTAGGTGTCAACTATAACAAGTCATATGATGCTTTCTTTGAGGAAGATGATGATAGCGAAGAGATGACTGATGAAAAAATTGAAAAGATAGCAGATATGGTCGCTAAAGGTATTACCGACGACGATATCGTAAACCATGCTTATGATGACGACGACTTTGAGATGGTTGATGATGAAACTGGTGAAGAAGTTGACGATGAGGATAAGAAAAAAGTCAACGAAGAACTTGAAGTGCTTGACGAAGTTTTATCAAGAATAGAAAGAATTCGTGCTAAGCAAAGATTGATGCGCACAAAAGCAAAACGTAAGAGAGCTGTTAAGATTGCCTTAAAAAGATATTCCCCAATGAAGGTTATCAATAAAAGAGCAAGAAGGTTAGCAGTCAAAGCGTTAAAGCAAAGATTTACTAAAGGTAGAGATCTTAAAAAGATTTCAGTTGCAGAAAAAGAAAGATTAGAAGCTAGAGTTAAGCGTCTAACACCTATTCTAAATAGGATAGCAATAAAGATGGTACCACGTGTTCGTCAATTAGAAAAGAAAAGACTATCGCATAAGAGTTCTACAAAATGATTAAGTTTAAAGATTATTTAAATCCTGTTGATCAAAATTTAACAGAGGCTACTGAAGCCATAGATTGGCACATAGAAAACGAAGTTCCTTTGAAGGAAAACGTTTACCGTGTTGGATCAGAACAGTATTTTGCTTTATGGCAAACTGCTAGGCAGATGGTAGCTGAGGGAACTTTAGAAGTATTTGGAGTTGATAAGGCTCTATTAGAAGAAACAGAAATTGGTGAATTTGCTGAGTTTAACGGAGAACATGTTCCTCTAGATTGTCCTATGTATACGGAAGAAAAGGATGACGTTGAACTAAACAAACCAAAGCGTGGTGGATCTAAAAAGTTTTATGTTTATGTTAGAGATCCTCAGACTAAAAATGTTAAGAAGGTTCAGTGGGGAGATACTACAGGATTGTCAGTTAAATTGAATGATCCTAAAGCCAGAGCAAGTTTTGCTGCTAGGCATAAGTGTAGTACTAGAAATGATAAAACAACTCCAAGTTATTGGGCATGCAGAACACCAAGGTATGCCAAACAACTAGGACTTTCTGGAGGTGGAAACTTCTTCTGGTAATTAAATATGAGCGAAGTATATTATGATCTAGATTTACCGTGGCATACCATAAGAAGGTTTCCTAAAGAATTAGACGAAGATTTTTTAGTTTGGCATAGAGATAAACAAGACAGAACAATAAAAGTTTTAATTGGCAAAGGTTGGATGCTTCAAAAAGATAATGAGTTGCCAGTGAGATTAGAGGAAGATGAGGATTATTTTATACCAAAAATGTCCTACCATAGATTATTGAAGGGCGATGGCGATTTAGTTTTGGAAATCGTAAAGGAATAAATAATATAACTGTAAAAAGCTAGGGAAATTTCGAAAATGAAAAAATATAAAGATCTAAAGAAGGCAACTGAGAGAGTTCAGATTGAAGTTCCTTCTGACTACGAAGAGGATGCTAACGAGTTTATCACAAAAGCATCTGCGGCTCATCGTGCTGGCAAAGATAAGTTTATGATGGGTGGTAAGGTTTATCCTGTTACCATTAAAAAGCCAGTAAAAACTGAGGCAAAAGATCCTCCATTTGATCCAGATCCACCAAGAAAAAATCCTCCAGCCAAAGCTGGTAAATATGGTCTTGGTCCATCAATTGCCAAACACCTAGCGAAAAAAGGCATGAGCGGACAAACAAAAAAAGAAGACATGTATAGTTCTGACATGGAAATGGGTAAAGATAATAAGGTGCATCCAAGGCACAGAATTAACTTCCACAATAGCGGTACTGATGCTGAACGTCAAAAGCAAAAGGACGAAAAAGAAAAAGCCAAGAAACGTGGCGATGAGATGGAAGAAAGTATGGCAAGAAAAGCATTGTCAAGAATGATGCAAGATAAATCCAACGTTAAAACTGTTCGTATTCCTTCACCTGCTGAGCGTAGAGCTGAAATGGAAAAGCAAAAGCAGATGAAGAAAGAAGAAGTTGAGTCTATTGAAGAGAAAATGGATCTTGCTAAAACTGACATGGGCGATGTTATTAAAGATTTTCAAAAGTCTGATGCTCCACAGTTCAAAGGTAAGTCAAAAGAAAAGAAAAGAGAAATGGCAATCGCTGCTAAACTCGGAGCAGAAAGGGAAGAAGGAATGAGAGAAGAAGTTGATACAGGTGAATATGGTGCTCGTAAAACTACTCCATCAAGCAAAGAAGCGAACGATGATGTATTTAGAAAGCATCGTGAAAGAATGAAAGCAATGAAAGCAAAAGAAGCATCTGTAAAGAAGGAAGATTATGATACACCTTCATTCGCAGAATATTTAAAAGAATATGAGTACGACAAGGGTAGACCTGGAGTTGTAACACATAAGGGAACCTATGGTACTTCGTATAATAGTGATGATAAAGACGCACCCAAAAAGCCAGCTGAACCTGCAGTGAAGCGTGGTCGTGGTCGTCCTGTGGGTTCAAAGTCGGGAGCCAACCAAAAGGTAACCGCCAAAAAATCATATGGTGGTATCGCTCACCACACTTTAAATCTACCTAATTCAAATCGATAACAAGGAGAATTAACAATGGCACTTTGGGGTAACAAAGATAGCAAAACGGCAAGCGGAACAGCTGCTATTGCTGCTGATGGTACAGTTACTGGAACTTCTACTGCTTTCACAACTGAAGCAGTTGTAGGTAATTATATTCGTATCGCTGGTGAAGATTACAGAATTGTTTCTATTGCTAGTGATGCATCAGCAGTAGTTGAGGCTGGTGTCCCAGGAGCAACTTTAACATCAGTTGCTGTTGCTGCAGCATATACTCTTTCTGAGAAGCCAGAGTATGTAACAACATCAGAAGCAACTTCAACTTCTGGAGACATGGGTGACCCAACTAAAGTATTTGGTGTTGACCCAACTGAGGCAACTGAAATTGCTGCCGACGGTAATCCAGTTCAACATGCTGGATGGGTAAGACGTATCGAAGGTACAGGTGGTCGTGCTGGACGTATTCAGTACGAAACATTGGTCGCTATGGGTTCAATAACAGGCGATCAGGACGACGACTCAGAGTTTCCTGACGTATAATTTTAGATATATGGTTCTTGGGGGCGCATGCCCCCATTTTGACTATATCATATAATGAAGCTGAACGAAAACAACTTTCTTGTCTATGCTATGAACCACTATGATAATCCACAGTGTCATAGTTTACAAGAATTTGAAGAAGATTTAAAACGATTTCTTTATCTTAAAAAATTATTTTCTAGATACAAGAATAATAATGTATTAAGAGAAAGACTAATACTAAATCACATAATCGTTTTATATAATATCTTTGGCGATAGTACAACAAATATGTTATTCTATAAAATTGACGAAGACAGCTGGAATGCTCTGACAACATTTTTGATATATCTGGGGAGGATGCCAGATGAAGTTCCTGAGCACAACATCAAAACATCTGATATAAGTATAGATAATAGCATTGTTTCTACACTAAGGAAAATTTAATGTCAAGAGTGGTTGATAATTTAGTAGCTTACAGAATTTTATCTTTATTGGTAAAACCATTTAAAGATACCGAAGCATACAAGCTGGGTATCGTTGATGATAAAGGTAAAATTTTGAAGAAAGCATCACAATTAAAAACTGCGCAAGAAAAAGACGCATATAATTATCTTACAAGATTAGTTTTTAATCTAAAGAGGATTATTAATAAAC